TACTATGATTTTACTCCAGCACGGATAATAAACATTATGCAGCAGATAGATTATAACAAGTATGGTAACACAATCTTTCCATGTCAGCATAGTATTGTTATCTTTGGAGAGAGCACTAGTGATGACATTTATCCTATTATTCAAGAGGTAAGACAAAAGATTAATAAAAAAGAAAATACAGTTGTATCTGTATTAAACAAGATTAAAACAGGGAGGTAAAAAACAATGGATACACAAAAGATAACAAGGGATACCCCAATTGTGTTTGTAGGTAAGCTGTCTCATATTACAGCATTAGCTGACTTTTTTAGTTTGCCCCCAGATGTAGCAGAGCAAGCGGATGTAAACATTGTCTTGGGAGCATTTTTGAAGGTAACACCAGCTAATCTTATGTCTGTGCCTGGCTATTTGATGACTAGCTTGGTAGCACTGGGGAGGGCTAAGTGTTACATTGCTGATGGGTGGGATAAGAGGGTTGCTGGGATGATAGAGACTAGTCTTTGGCAACGCATAAACACCCTATCTCTTTCCTCAGTAGGGCATGTATTTACATACAAACAGGTAGAATCTCCACAAGAGTATGAAAACTATGTAATTGAGATAAAGAATACTAATCCTGATGCCTATGTTATAGATATGGGTACAGATTGGGTAAAAGAGCACTATAGTATGTTTGTGCACAAAACAGAGGATACACCATCTATAGTCAGTGGATTAAACTAATGGCATACTTATGGGGATTTATTGGCTCATTGCTAGCAATAGGGATGGAGCTTTTATTCCGTAAGCACCATGCTGGGTATATAAGCCTACTACCTTATGTATTGATACCAGCTATACTGATGAATTATGTTATATATAAAATGGTATCAGGTATAGATTTCTATGTTAATGCTTTCATAGTGTTTTCTTTTTGTAATCTTACTCTGAGGATTATAAGCTCATTTTTGTTTTTACATGAGCACTTGAGACCCTCTATTTATGTTGCTTATGGGTTTCTGGTGATAGCTCAGGTAGTAAGGATTCTATAGGGACTGAGTATGGCAGTATATCTATTGCTTTATTGGTATGAGACTGCATCAAATGTATATAGATAGATGTAGTCTCAAGGTTTTTATGCCCCAGTAGGTATTGCACAGTAGGCAAATCCACACCCTGCATAACCAAATGTGAGGCAAAAGTATGCCGCAAGGTGTGGGGGGTTACTCCCTCTAACTCAGACATAAGACATGCACTCTGCATTGCATGTCTTATGTCATTCAATTTCTTTCCATTTGGATTACAGAATACATAGGTCTTCTGGTGGGGTTGTCTCTTGGTTACTCTATTGGATGGAGATACATAGTATGTATACATCCATTCTAGCATCTGTCTTAGTGGCTGTGTCATCCTTATAATTCTAAAGTTATGGGTTTTGGTTGCATGTAGAGTAACAGTCTGATGCTCAAGGTCTATATCAGTCCACTTAAGATTAAACATCTCTCCTCTTCTAGCCCCTGTGTAAACCATAAAAGTAATCATTGTCTTTGCCCACAGGGGAGCTTTCTTGAGTAAGAGTGTTACTTCCTCTATTGTAAGAAAGCGCCTTGGCTTTGTGGGCACAGTAAGCTTTTTTACTTGTGGTATCCTAGTTATGTATCCCCAGGCTTGAGCTTTATGTAAGCTATGTCTTAACACTTCTAGCTCCCTATTGATACCCTTGTTGGATAATCCCTGAGCCTTTCTGTGTGCCTTGTATTGGTCTATGTGGTGCTCCGTAATATGATGTAGGGCAATGTTATTAAAGAATGCAAGTATAGCCCTGTAAGCTCTTTGCTCCCTTTTCCATGTTGACTGTGCTTTCTCTGTATGAGCATATTGCAAGTATTCTTGTGCAAACACTGGAAGGGTTTTTGTGGTCTCAGGGAGCTTTATATTATCTAGCTCTAGCTTTTGTAGGGCTTTCTGAGCTGACCTTTTTGTTAGCTTACCTAGCCGTATCCAGTGCTTTTTTATACCCTGTTTTACTACTGCATAGTATGCTCCATGCTTCATCACAAGATAAGCCATAGTGGTCTCCTTTGGGTAGACAATTGGTAGACAGCTTATCTTATGGTTTCACATGTGTCAATGATATCTAATGATATACATAACTTAGTGGTCGGGGCGAGAGGATTTGAACCTCCGACCTCGGCGTCCCAAGCTCCTAATGTGTTTCATTATATCCAATGATATCAAATAGTTAACTATGTTTCTTTGGCTAGTTTTTACCTACTGTAAACTATTTTTGGTAGACAATAGGTAGACACTTGACACAGGAATATAATGTGGTATAAATATATTCAGTGCGCACACTCCAGAGATGGAGTTAGCCTACCTATGAGGGATAGCGTCCACAACTAATTCCCGTAGGGAATTGAAACACAAATACCTTACTTTACAGTAAGGGTAAATCTTTTAATTGCACCCAATGTGGACGCTTTGCTTTGCAGGGTCACCCCGCTTTTGCGGGGTGACTCCTGTGGGGTTTTTATGGGAGTCTTCCAGGAAGTTTTTGGCTTTCTTTTATTACAAGAGGGGTTGAAGTTGGCTTAGGCTGGGGTTGTCTGTATACAATTGTTTTGCTCCCTCTTGTAGAATAAACAGTGTGCTTTAGGTCATCAAACCTTCTATTTATATTTGTATCCAAATCATCTAGTTTTGTAGATATTTTTACTAACTCTGTATTGAAGCTATACAGAGCCTGCTCATTAGTAGCCATCTGTGTCTTTATCTCTATAACCTCTGCTTTGGTAGCAAAAGCTCCAAAGTAGTTTGATACGGTCATGTAGCCTCCTATGATGGCTGCTAGTGCTCCAACTACAATAGTAATTGTAGATAGACTAGATTTGACCTTATTCCACATTGTATTCATCAGTAAATTCCTGCCTTTGGTCTTGAGATACCAGAGATAGTGCTTTATCTATTCCAGTTTTTTGAGCCTTCTTTAGCCATTGTTTCCATTCTGTTGGCTTTATGCCCGCAGTTTGCAATATATCACTCATGTCTGCATAGTCCCCATTCCTGTATGCATCATAAGCAGACCTGTAGGCATTGGCTCTCTCTTGTCTTATGTTAGCCTCAAATGCTAGTGCTCCTTGCTTTAGTCTCCTTAGTCTTTCTTCTTCTAGTGTTGGGAACCCTATACTAGCTGCTACCGCTTGCACAGGATTAGTAATCTCATACTCTGTGCCAGGCTGAAATGGGTCTGTTAACACACCAGTTGTAGCAATCTGGTATGCATCTGTGAGTGCTTTGAGAAACCCTGGTTTCATGATTTCTTTAGCCTCATCCACTCTACCCTCACTGTAAGCCTTGAGTGCCTTGTAGACCTTAGCTGGATATAGCCCTCCAACATTGCCCAAATCCATAAGGGAGGTTAAATCACCAAAGCCTACCCTCTGAGAGAGGTCTATTCCCATTGTTGCTGGAATGCCAGCTGCTGGGACTTCTCCCAATGTGTTTTCAATCCAGAGCTTGGGGCTGAAACCAAACGCTACCTGAGAGAGCTTGTCTATCTCATTTATGCCAGGCAAAGCCATCAAGCCTCCCAGGGATGTAAGGATGCCTAATGTCTTAAAGAAGGATGCCCTGTCTTGCTTATATTCAAGTCCCAGCATAAACTCCATCTGTTTTACAAAGAATGTCTTAAACTGCAAGAATGGTTTTGCAACTGGGTTACGCATAAGCTCAGGTAGGTCTGATACATCAAATGTAAAGTTAGTTTGTTTCATCATCTTTAGAGCATATTCATCCAGGACATCAGAGTGTGTTACTGCTTTACCCAGCTTTTGTGCTATCTCAGCCAGTGTCTTCTCTGCATATGTGTTAGGCTCAGAGGTAACAAGCCTCTTAGCTATCCCCTCTGCCTGTCTACGGAAGGCAATCAGAGAAAGCCCTCTAGTAAGCTTTTCAGATTCATTAAACATCCACATAGACATTGCATCTATCTTGTTTAATACATTTCTTATGTTACTCCTACCAGCAAGAAACTCTGGTGTAGCCAAAGCCTCTCTGCCTCCCAAGCCCCCTGCAATGAGCTTTATACCAGCCTTCTCCATTAGTTTTGCAACAGGGCTATTCTCAGCATAGACTTGTGCAATCTTGCTGAGGGCATAGGCTGCATTCTTTGCCCCAGCAAGTGGAGCAACATTTGTGGCAAAGAGGGCTGTATTGAGTAGGGCTGTGCCTGGATTCATCCCAAGTGCACTAGCCCTTCCCAGAAACATAAGCCCTCCAGTGATGCGTCTGAGTATTCTACTGTTTTCTGTAATACCCATAGCATCCAGGATTGCCTGTGTTCCAGGGACTTTGTGTAGTGTAGATACTACACCAGATAGAAATCTATCCATGTTTTGCTCAAGGTCTCTACTTCTACTCAGTGAATCATTCACAAGTGTCTTAACAAGGTTTGCTCCCGTATGGTCTCCAATCTGGCTAAGCTCATCAAAGATGTTTTGCCCCAGTTTAACATTCTGGAGCATCTCACCATACCTGATAGCTGACACTGCCTTGATATAGAGAGCATCCCAGAAATCAAATCTGTTAGCCTCAAGGTTAGCTACCCTGGGTAACAATGACCCAAGAAAGCTATCTGCTAGTGTATCAGGTCTGAATTGTCCATTGCTTATAAGCTTTCTTATCTGATTTATGTCTCTACCAAAGATTGTATTCATATCTGAATACAGTGCACCCACAGGATTAAAATCCTGTGCATCCGTAACATAGCGAGGCTCTACAATGAGCTTACCCTGTAGAGTTGGATTCTTTTGTAGAAAGGATTTAACCATTTCTACAGCCTCTTTGTTATCATTAGTAAACCCAAGATGTCTAACTGTTTGTCCATCAAAGTATCTTATTGCCCAGTCTCCATCATACATTGCTGGGATATAACCAACCCTGTATGGCACTGGAGGTAACATCTCTCCCTGTATTTCTCCATTTTTTATAGCAAGGTTATACGCATCATGGTAAGCCTGTAGCTTGTTATATATCCAGTCAGCAATCACCTTGAAATGGTCTCTATAGATTTTCTTTACCTCTGGACTCTGAGAGTTTACAATCTCATCTATGCGTGCTGAGGCAATGCTTTGGGGAATATTCTTCTCACTTAGTCTTGTAGCCTCTGCATCAATGGTTTGAAGCAATGTTGTAACAGCATCCCTCTGGTCTGGTGTAAGAGACATAAGGGCTTGTTTAGCCTTGTTAAGCAAGGGAAATAGCTCTGTTTGTTTTACCTGTTGTATTCTTACTCTTGCATTGAATAACCTGTCTATCAGGTCTCTTCCCTTTTGATATATTGCCTGAAAGGGTGTGCCAGCATTATCAGCAATCTTTTTATCCATGATTACAGATGGACTCATTGTCTGTCTAGCAATAGGGCTTACTCCATTTACAACAGGATTGCTCATGTTGATTGAAGACGTAGGCGGTGTAGTCTGTGGAGGCTGAGCAGGGGGTGTAGTCCCAGATGGTGCACTAGGAGGGGGTAGACTACCATTGCCTCCAGTAGGAGGAGTGTCTTCAAAGTGCATGGCATTTATAGCGCTCTTAGTAGCCAGGTCTATATTTAGCTTACTCCCGCTGGCATTCATAAGAGCAGCATACTTGTTTGTATAAAGTAGGTCTCCAAAGCTTGCTCTATACAGATAATATCCCCGCTGGAGTAATCCATCTCCGCTCTTTTGTATAATTTGCTCAGCTAGCAGTGGATTAGTAAAAAAGTCTTGATAAAACTGCTTTAATACAGGGGCAAACTCCCCTTGTGCCTGCAGGGGGGCTTGCTGAGCGATGTAATCATCTGGGATAATATCAGCCCCCAGATTATTTAGCCTACTAAAGAGTAGTTGCAACAATGGCTGCCTTACCTTTGTTGCATCCTGTGGAGCAATGGGTGTCATACTTCTTACCGCAGTATCAGCAATATCTAATGCCTCTTGTGTGGGCTTATCTATCTGTTTAAAAGCAGAAGCAACAGACTGGGATATAGACTGAGTAATCTTTGTAAACTTTGTTTGTGCATCCACAAGGCTCTTGTCTGCTATAGCTACCCTTAGCCCTGCGTCCACATCCCCAGATAAGAGTTGAAAGACCTGTCCAAGCTTAGTGATGTCTGCAATATTAGATATGTTTGCTGGTAGGTCTCCAGGTAGTTTAGCAATCTCATCTACAGTAGAGAGCATCCGTTTTCTCAGTCCATTAAGTGTAACATTCTGAGCAAAGTTATTATTGAGCCTCTCTACAAGAGCCTGATACTCTTTAGCCCGTGCCTCTGCTGCATTTAGTGAGGCATTTGGCTTTAGCCCCAGTGATACATTACGCTCTACTGTATCATTTAATCCTTGTATTTTGTTTATAACTGTTTGTATACGTTCAGCCTCCTCTGGTGATACCTGAAGGCGTCCTGAGGCAATCTCTTCTCTCATTGCATCCAGAGGGATAACAATATCTGTATGCTCAAGTATCTCATCAGGTGTAAAAAATTTAGAATCAAATGATTGCATTTGCTCTTCAAAGTATTTAGCACCCGATGGAGAGAAGGTTTGTTTGTTTACTATGTTTTTTATCTTCTCACGTAAGAAATCCTTTCCTTCATTGAAATGAAAGTCCTCTGATTTACCTCCCCACAATTCCTTCTTTAGTATATTATTGTTTTCTTGTGTTACTCTGTTTAACTCTTCAGTATAGCTATCATAGTGCTTTAAAAGGGTTTGTAGTTTGTTTGTTACCTCAGATTGCACCCCAGTGTCTACTACAGAGGGTGTAGGGGGTTTGGATGGTCTGGCAACAGAATCAATTATTTCAGGGGCTGTCTTTGCTGTAGACTCTGCTGCTACCTCCTCTGCTATGCCTACAGGTGATTTCCTACCCATAAGCACCCTAAAGACCTTTGGGGCTTGAGACATAAGTAAGTCCCCCCCAACAAAGTAAGCAAGCTGTTTAAGCTGGTCATCCTCTGGTGTAAGTGCTCCCACAATCTGAGATGGCACTACAGTTTTAGCTGCAAACCTAGCAAGTGTGGCTGTGCCTCCCTCTAACCCAAGTGCTCCAATGCCTATATCTGCTAAGCCCCCTGTAGCGGCAGTAATAGCAGCAATGCTTACTCCCTGTCCTACTAGATTAGCAATGTATCCTGGGACTCCCTCTGGCTCTTTGCCAGCAAACCCAAATGTTAATCCATTGAGAAACTCATCAAACAGAGATGGGTTTGTTGGAGCAGTAGCTAGGTTTTTATTCACAACAGACTCAAGAAAACTATGTGGCTCAGGTTGCACACCTAGCTCTGATAACAGACTCTGTGAAGAATCATCCTCAGGGATGTCTACCATTATTTATCTCCTTGGATGCTTATTTTTATTCATAGTTGTTATAGCCACAATGATAGCCCTCTTAGCCTCTGGACTGAGTGGAGTGCCTGTTTTCTTTTCAATACCAGCTATCACATCCTCTGGTTTGTATACATTAGGGCTTACAGAGACCTCAGCCAAAGCCTGGTCTACAACGTCTTCTGGTTTTAGCTCTGTTGTCTGGGGTGTTTGTGTGGAAGGCTCAGATAGCTTGTGCATTATAGAGAGTGGAGTGGCAAGAAGACTGGATAAATCAAAGAGCTTTGTCCCTTCTGGCACACCCAAAGATTTCATTGTTATATTGGCAGCTAGAGACAATGGAGCAGACAAGTAGTTTTTCAAATCAGATACAGCGGAAACAATGTTGCTAGCCTGTGCTGTAGCCTTCATAGTATCAGGGTTGTTTTTGTATGTATCCTCAATCACCTGACTTGCATCTGTTTTAGGTGCAGACACACTTAGCTTTTTAGCATTGGGGTCAACCAAGCCTGATATCTCTCCAAAGTCTTTAATATAGGCTGATGAGAAATGGTTATACAGGGCTGCCGATGCAGAGTATTCTCTCTTAGTTTTCTCAAGGTCAAGCTGAGTCCGTCCATAGTCAGTTAGGTCAGTTGGGGATATTTTTGATGATAGCTTTTGTATTCTCTTTTCAGCCTCTTGTGTTTGCTCTGGTGTAAGCTGAAGAAGCTTTTGATATTCAGTGGGATTCTCTGCTTTTATTGCTGCATAGATGGGCAATGTAACCCCTGTGCCAGAGATGGGCTGTGCTAGCTCTTTTACATTACTATATTGTGTCTGAAATCTTGCAAGCTGGTTTTGGGTTTGCTTATAGGAATTGGCTGCATTAGTAAGCCTTTGCTCTACAATGTGCATAAAGTCTGTAGCAGCTGTTTGTTTTACCTTTGGGTCATTGGATTCTTGAGCCTGCAAAAGCTGAGCAGTCTTTAGCTTAAAATCTTGCTCCATTTGTAATTCTTGCTTTCTCTGTGCTAATTCCTCTTGAGTCTTTTCTTGTCTAAGTTGTTTAGCCTCTGGGGTTTGCTCTGCCTCTAGTGTAGCAAGCTGTTGTCCCTTTGCTACTCCAAACTGTTTTAGATATGTATCATAGAGTTGCTGATATGAGTGTAGTTTATCCAGTGGAGATGCAGAGCCTAGTGCGTCTACCTCTTTGCCAAACCCAGAGTTCCTGAGTGTTGCCTCAAGCTGTGTAAGGTTACTCTGTAGTCCAGCCCCCTCATTTGCACTCTGCTCTGCCTTAGAGATTAGTCCAGCATTGGCTGCATAAATATCTGTGCCATGAGGCATGGATAAAAGCTGTTGCACCATATCCTGTATACGTTTGGCTTTAGGAGTAATATCATAGTTACCCTGCATTAAATCCTGTTGCTCTTGCTGAGTAGTGGGAGCATTAGCTAATTCATTTATTTGTGCAACTAATCTAGTAGCGTCCTCTACTTGCTTTTGTTTTCTTCTTTGTAAGAGGTAGTCAATGACCGCTCCTACTGGTTCAAGGTTTACTCCAACAGTTGTTCCCATTGCTTACCTCCTTAAATACTAGTGTTTCAAATTTTTATATCAGGGAGAGTAACCCCAAACCCGCTCTGTGAGGCTGTAGATTGCCCTGGGTGTGTACCACTGATAATGCTCAACAGTAGGTCATAGGGCAACTTTTCTCCAGCAATCCTAGTTTGCTCTTGTGCAGAGCTTTCTCCCAAGAGACCTCTAAAGAGGTCTCCCTCTAGCCCAAGCTGGGTATTAGCTAAGCTAGCTTTTGCTGCAATGAGGGCTTGTTGGGTTTGAGCCTGAGCCTGTATCTGTGCTGTGATTACCCTTGTCTGGGCATCAAGCTGAGCTACATTCTGATTTACAATGTTAGCTTGTTCAGCCTTGCCAGCATCCAGCAGGGAGTTTACAAGGCTTACCCCTATCTGTTTAGCATTCTCAAGTGTATTTAGCATCTGTAATCTAGCATTAGCAATCTGGGAGTTAGTATTGGTTGCTACCTGTATTGCTACTCCCTTCATGGCATCCATTGCACTACCACTTGTGCCTATACCCTGTGAGGCAAATGTAGACATCAACTGCCCTCCCAGAGACTGTGCATCTTGCTGAGCCTGTTGCATCATAGCCTGAGAGAAGTTATCCAATTCTTTATTGATTGCATCTGGGGTTGTGCTACTCAAAACATTGCTTACAAACCCCTGGAATTCTTTTGGTAGATTACCCAGGATTTGTGTAGTAAGAGTGCCTATGTCTGGGGCTTGCTGTATAGTAGGGGCTGATGCTCCTCCCCCCACTCCCCCTGTGCCTCCCACACCACTAAACATACTGTTTGCAAGGTTAGGATTAAATGCCTGTCCTATAGTGGCATAATACAATGCTGATTCAGATGGAGAGAGCATTCCAGCATCTGCCTTTTGCCCAAGGGTTAGATATGTGGATAAATCAGCTATGCTGGGTAACAGGCTTGTGCCCTGAGTGCCTGGGGCTTGACCCTGTCCAGGTGTAAGTGTGCCTGTAGATACCCCAGGGACACCTGCCATGATAGAGCTTAGTGGTGTGCCAAGGCTCTTTTCATACTGTGCAAGTGCTGGCACACTTACCTTACTCCCCCCATAGCCTGGCTGGGTAGTAAATATTCCAGGGAATAGTGCCTCAAGGATTGCATTTGAGGCAATGTTTTGAGAGACTGTAGGCTCACTCTTTTGGCTTTGGCTACTTGTATTCATAGTTTACTATGTCCTCCAATTTAAAGAAGTGCACAAAAAGCTCAGGACTGGACTTATACCTATGTGCAAAATATCTACTGATTCTCTTACTTGCCCAAACCTCACAATGTCTATAACCACAAGAGAGCAGATATGTAGTAATATATTGCACAATCCAACGTATGTTTTTTCTCTGTGATGGCAACACATACAAGAGTCTAATGATTGCTATCCTGCCTAGCTTATCCCTAGAGCTAGATTCATATCCAAAGATACCAATCAGCTCTCTGTTATATATGATGGGAAAGAGCTTAAGGGTTTCTTTTAGCTCAGCTGCAGTAACAGGAAATCCAGTCTCTTCTATGTAAGCATTAAGTAATGTATCTAAATTCATAGCCCTAATAGTTGCTTTAACAGATTATATCTATGCATGTTATATAACTCTTGTATCTGAGGATGGCTAGATATTGCCTGATTAATTAAATCCTTTACAGAAGAGAGCATAGCATTGTATGGGTCTGCTCCCCCATAGATGTTTTGTAAAGCTGGAATAATAGAGGCTAGGCTACGTGGTGCTCCCCCTGCATTCTGTATATTGGTCTGAGCTTGTGTTAGATTACCCACTAGAGTAGCTAGAGGATTGCTCTGACCCCCAATCAGGTTAGCCAGTCTCTGTATAGCCTGATGACTAAAGATAGCATCCTCATTAGGTTGCTTAGGCACATTGTAAAAACTTTGTGGTATAAATGGATTCTGTGGTTGTGCTACATTCTGCCCTGGTGTTGTAGAATTAGCTAGGGGTTGTGCAATAGGTAGTGTAGAGCCTGTCTGCCCTTGACCAAACCCCTGATTTGGAAACACAGTTGTTAACTTGTTTTCATTGTTTGCCATGATTATCTCCCACAATAAGTTTTACTTTAGCAAAATCAACAATCTCTCCATTATGTAATCTATGTCCTATCTCCGCAGAAATATCATCTGTAACCACAATGGAGAAAGCTCCATCAGGCGGTGTCTGAATGTTTAACATCTGTGGGTCATTTGTTGTAAACATACCAACTACCTGATGAGTAACCTTGTCTATATGAATCAATGAAGCCATGTTTACCTCTTTACATCTAGTGCTGAGATTCTACCTGTGCTGTTTGAGGATGAAACCCCAGCAGAGCCTTGTGTAACCTGATTAGTAATTTTGTATGTATGGCTGCCAGCTACCCCACTATCTATATATGAGAAAGAGATTGGGAAGGCATAGGTTGCTGCAACATTAGTTGTTTCCCATGCTGTTATCTGTGTTGCTATAACAGTTGCATCACGATACAGGCGAGTCGATATCTGAATCTGTGTAACTGTCCCATTTGTGGATATTAGACTATATCCAGAGGAGGCAATGATTACACCATCTCCAGTGCCATTTACAGAGATAGTAACAGACCCCAGATTGGTTTCAGTTGTGCCAAAGGCTACACTACTAAATGATGTTTGCCCAAAACCACTGATAGCATTAGTATTAATATTACTTGTGCTAACTCCTGTGCTGCCATCGGTTACAATCTTTGAGCCTGTAATGGTAGCATTTGTTATAACCGCTCCATCAATGAATGTGGTATCAGATGCCTGAAATTTCACTGTGCCAGTAGCATCCATTACCTGTATACCATACTGTTGGTTTCCAGTGCCTAGCTTGCCAATCTTTAGTCTTGTCTTTGGTGTTGCCTGGTTATCCTGAATGATTAATAGTGTCTGAGTGCCATCTAGTGCAAACTTCTGACTACCAACATAGAGCACTTGTGTCAGGATGGAGTTTGCAGTAATCTTGCTAGCATCAAGGTTAACAATCCTGGCATCTTTGATAAGCCAACCTTGTTTAATACTAGTATCTAAGTCTGTAAACGTGAGGAATACAGACTTAAGGTATTGCTCAACAGCCTTGAGAAACTGTTGCTCTTTGCCTGCCTCTAAGACAGGCGGTGCAGGCAAAATTAAGTCCTCAGCAGCGGGAGCATTAGGAAAACTAAAATCAGCCATCTAAATCCTCTTCTCCAGGTGTATATGGGTCTCCATTGTTGTCATACAAAATCATGTCTGTCCTGCATACTGAAACTCTGGCACAAGCTCACTTGCTGTATCAAAGTTTTCTAAGCCTAGTGTGATATATCTACCAAACACAGAGAAATCAGCCCTGGGTGCTTTACCATCCTCATCAGTGATTGTGTTTGTTACAAATGTAGGGGTATCACTGCCTAGGTCTGCATAGCCTACCTTTACAGTAGTTGTAGTAGGAGAGGCATCTGTCTCAATCCTGTTTACTTGTATATATTCATTTACTACAGGCTGCAACTGAGTTTGTATAACATGGACTGTATCAGGTATAACAATAAAAGCCTTTGTGTGTATCTTGCTATTTATAGCAGAGCCATTATCTGTAGTGCCTCCCTGTTGTCTTACATTGCCTAATGTATATCCAAAGTAGATTGTTGGGCTATTGATAGTCCTATATCTATAGAAACCACAGTTGGCATTTAGTCCCCACTCAGCCCAGGTATCATATTCATAATTCCAGAGTAAAACATGGTCAGGCTGTGTATTACTACCTGTTGGATACAGAATGTATACTTCATTGTGTAGGTCATCAGAAAAGCAATACACAGTATTTAAAGCATTTGGGTTTACATTGTTATAAAAATAGTTTTTTACCTTTTGATTTCCTACAGGAATAACCCCTCCAGCATTGTTAATAAAGAAGCCCTTTTGGCTAATAAAGAAGTGTCCATTGGGTAAATCACAAACAGCCTTTGGAGCAATGAGTCCTGTCATTTGTCTAAACTTAGGTAGAAAATACTGAGGGCTGCCTACATCCTGTATAGTTACAAAGCTATCTGTCTTATAGACAGCAATCAGGTTATTGCCAATGATTCTTGCTGATATGATTGGAGACTGGCTATAATCAAGATTAATAAAATTCTGTGAGTTTATCCTGTTAAATGTGTTTACCTCTGTCCAGTTAAACCGAGTGGGTTGCACTCCATCTGTGCTGGTATCTGTATTAAAAAAGAGCAATCTTGAATTGAAAGCAAGGACAACCTTACACTTGTTTAGTGTTATACCAATGTTTCCCGCAGCATCTGTTGTGGTATCCCATGTTTGACTACTAAAGCCCCCAGTGCCCAAGTCCCCAGCAACCTGCAAGGCATCTACTCCATTTGTAGCATAGATACTATTGCCAATCTCAGCAGTAAACCATTTGTCTCCCAAAGTCCTGTTTGTAGCTAGTGCCTTTACACTAGTCCAGCTTGTCCCCACTAGCTTATATATATTCTGTGTAGTAAATGCCAAGAAAACCTGAGACCCATCATTTCTTATGTAATCACATATCTCTACAATGTCTTTTGTGTCTACAGTAGCAGAGTAGGGTAGTGTATATCCAGGTCTCTTATTCCATACACCATTCCTGTATACAACATTGCTACACTCAGACAACTCATGCTCTGCAATGAGGTGTGGAGGATAGGCTTTGTTTAAACCCCCTGAGAGGTCTCTAAGGAATAGCTTCATCTATACTCCCTTTGTGCATGGACTCTTGTCCGATAAGTCCACAGGTGTTTCAGGGTCATTAAAGATGACATCAAACCATTCATCAGCATCTGCAACAAGGGATTGGTCTAACACAATGTAATCACATGTATCGCCTGATGTAACAGAGATACCATAGCAATAGGGAAACCCAGGGCATTGAAATACATCCAGGACAATGATTACATGACACTCTTGTATCTTACTTATGTCTGCATTAGCCTGACAATGAGAGAAGGCATCCCAATCTGAATCCAGCTGAGAGAGGAGTCTAGTTTTATCCCTTGTGTTGATATTCCAATCAAAGGATACAGGGAAGTTGTGCTCTGGGGTGTAATCAGTTACAGGTAGATTTCCTATACTATCTATATCTACATATATAGGACTAACACCTGAGCCACATGAAAATACATAGAGTAATACTAATATCAGTATAAGCCTTGCCAATTGTGTTATCCCATTCCCTACTACACAAGCCTTGTGAAAGCACCTGTGCCCACAGGTATAAGGGCAAAAGCACCATTGCCCTGTGCTATCAAAACAAAATTACCAGTGCCCAAAAGTGTTTGTAGCCAAAAAGGAATAAAGTTATCACTTTCTGTTATAGTGCCTGTGCCAGCAATAATAAGAGCTTGCTCAGAGAAAACTTCAATGACTACATTAGAGACTAAACCTGTCTGTGTAAATGTCTTACTTGTCTCAGTAAACAGCCGTCCATCAGTTTCCCCAAGTGTGCCTGTGCCAGTAATACTACATCCTGTTTCATTATATACACTGTGATATGTAACTGTTATCCCAGCAAAGTCTACATTAGCTGCTCTAGTGTTTGCTGTATCTGTATTCTTTGCACTAATAACAAAACCAAAGTTGGCACTATTTATATCAGTAGATGACCAGCCAGAGAGGTCTGTGCCTGACCATGTGTAAGTAAATGTCTCTGATGTGCCAGCCCATGTTGTTGCACTACTCTTGTCTATACTCTGGACTACACCACCCTTGATTAACTTTATTGCATTGTCTACAATTACACCTGCATTTCCAGCCCTGTGCACTACAGTTAGGACAATACTATCTAGTATTACACCAGATGGCACATTCACTGCTCCCAATGCCTTCAGATAATGAGTAATACCCCCATTAGCTGGAATGTTTGCAGCATGGGCTTCATTACTGTCTTGTACCGCTGCAAGGTTTGGATTAGACCAAACAATTGTGCCAACACTAGAATCATCAGAGAAGTTTGTGTCTGAGTAGTTAGAGCTAACTGTTGGCATACCTACACCTGTATAATCTTTAGACTTGCATTCAGTTGGTCTCCATTCTGAAGGACTCGTGAAGCACTGAGGGCTGCCGTTGCAATGAGCTTTCCTGTTGTGCCACTTGAGACATCAGTTAAAAACAAGTAATCCGCTGCCGTCCATGTGCCAGAGGCTGTAAATGTTTTGGTAGCAGATGTTACTGACCACTGCCCACCTGCAAATACAGTAGCATTCCAATCAGTTGTGCCCCTTACCAATGCAATCCTGGCATATCCTGAACCAGATACCTCTGTGATTGTAGCCAAGGTTGCTGTAGCCGCTGGGACTCCAGGTGTACCTCCATTGTTACCCAAACCAAGATAGAATGGTGACGTAAGCCCACTGTTATTTCTATAGAATATCTCCAGGTATTGCTGAGTGCCCTCATTCATAAGGGCATTATGTAAAACAAAGGAGGTTTGCTCCCCATCAGGTAATCTGTATTCTACAGTCCACAGTCCACTCTCTCTACCTATGATAACTACATCTAATTCATTGTATATCATTACTCCCTCCGTGATATTTGAAGGGTTATATTCATGAGCTTTGAAATCTCATCTTGTGTGGCAAAGGCTGTCATCATGGCTGATGCCACTTGCAGAGCTTGTGCTGCCCTCTGAGCATCCCCTAAATGCACCCAAAAGAGTGCTGTTACATACCACACTAGAGTTTGAGGATAGTGTGTAGTTATAGAGTTAGTATCTGTATCATTATTTAGTGCAGCAGGGTAAACACCCAGCATAAGATAAATCTTCTTGTTTAACTCATTTTGCCCAGGTCTTGGATATACAAAGAGATTAGCTCCCAATCTATGGCATACCTGAGGGATAGTAGCATAGTCTACCCTACCTGTTCTTGGCATAGTCCATGCTGGGAATGTAATGTTGTTTGTGTAATCAAAGGATGGATATCCTCCAAAGCTATAACCCCTTGTGCTAAGTGAGTAACGGTCTAGGGGACTCTTGATGTCTAATGGGTAATAAAGCTTCTCTGTGCTAGATTGGTCATCTATAAAGGCTGCACTCAGTATTGTCTTTGTGTTTCCAGGCAAAATATAGTTATCTGTTTTATTGTCTATCTCAGTCTGTGTAATAGTATGAGTCCACTCTTGCTCATCATATACGCTTGTAATATTGTTACCAAAAAGCTCTACACAACTGTTTACAAGAAAATGCAATAGTGTGTCTATACCAGAGAAATTTCTACCAGTAAGGGTCTTTACATTGTTTTCAATATCTAACCTAGTTGCCATAAGAAAACTCCTTACTACCACCTGACCAGGATGTTTCCTCTACTATTGCATCTGATTTGGGGAATATGTCATCATAGAGTGCAGGGCGTGCAGACTCTGGTTTATTCCTTACCTCTTCCCTTATGTCCCGTGATACAAAGTTTTGCTTATTAAAGGATTCAGGGTTTAAATAATCTGTGTGTATATTGTATGTGCACAAATCCCCAACATTGAGCCACTTTGTGTGCCAAAAAAGTAGGTCTTTGTGTTTACTAGTAAGCATCCATCCCCTGTAGGCATAGATGTTTGGGGAGATTACCTTCTTGATTACAACAAGAGTATAATACCCATCAGGGAATATACTCAGTAGTTTCTCTAATGCTGAGCCTTCACAAGCTAGCACATAGAGCAATTCCTCTTCCCTTGATGTCTCAGTATGTATCTCTAAAACACCAAGTGTAGCAATAGTCTTTAGTAGCCTTCCAGTGGTCTCATCAAAGATTACTTTGTTTACAGCAATTCTATAATCAGCCATTGTTGTTATCCCAGCTTAGGGGGCTGCTTATGCAGCCCCCACTATGATAAATTAGACCTGTCCATCAGGTATCATGTCATAATAGATAACAACCTTACCCTTGTTAACTGGGGATGTCCCAGCCATCTGGGTAGTAACCTTCCACTCAAGCTTATCACCAGCCTGCACTGTAAGAGGCGTGGTAAGCAATGCACTTGATGAATCAGGATTATATTCCCGACCCAGTGTGTTTAGGTTAGTGCTAGAGCTAGTCCACACAGCCTGGTCTGCCCCAGCACCCCCAGATGGGGTATATACTAGCTTTACAACACCCTCTGTAGTTATAGTCCCAGAGCGGGCTGCTGTAGTAACAAACCCAGCATAATAGACCTTCATTGGGTGTAGGGGTATCCATGTAAACTTAGCCCCCGTAGCACTAGTTAAATCAATCTCATCACTAAACAGTGCTTTTACATTGTTGTTTACAGATGCCATTAGTTTTCCTCCCTATTATGTTGACCAAACTCTTACAATGTGATACTCACCATCATTGGTAGCATTCCATATAACCTTGAATCCACCCATATAAAGCCAGGCAATGCCGCTAAAGCGGTCAAAATTCCACTGTTCTGTTTTTACATTCTCTGGTTCAGCAATAGCCTCTGCCACAGGCTCAAAGCCACAGAAAATCACCTCACCCTCATAAGAAGAAGTCCCAAGTGTGTTAGAAAGGACATTGGTTTCATGAATAATCCTGTGTCCAAAATAAGCCCCTATCTCCCCCTGAATGAGGGCTTCTGGCTGATTGTATTTCATAACATCTACAATACTTGCTGTAGAGCCATCTTCAAACAGCCTTCTAAGAGCAAATGGGCTATATACACCCATATACATATTGCCATCATAGGTAGGCACATTGTCTTTCCTTAGATTGGTAAGAATATCCCTAATATGGAAAGAATTAAGGTGAGCACCTGCTGCTGTGCTTACTGTGCCATTCTTATTCAAGACTCCAGTGCCTGCTCCCGTTGGTGTATAGAAAACATCTGAGTTTCTAAACTCAGCACCAGCGATTGCATCCATGCTCTCTACCTGATTAGTAAAGAGTAGCTTTCTTAGTGTCTGGTCAAGGTTATACTGGGCTATAGTCATAGCCTTTCTAGTGCTAGATGTTCCGCCACCATACTCATTGATGGTTACAGTAACATAGTTAATGTTGGGTCTAGTGATTGGCACATTGACCTCTTCCCCAATGGCACTAGTCTGTTTAGATAGCTTTTTATACTTCTCTATCTCAACATTCTGTCCCTTGTGTGCACCAAACTTTTTTACAGGGGTTGTTAGCCCCCTAAACTGGCACATTGCTATTGACTGATAACGTATATCATTGTCAAGCATAGTCTTAGCCAGTCTGTCTTTATCTGATAAATATGTAACTATACCACTTGGCATTGTGTGTTATCCCTCCTTTACCCTGTCTCTAGCCCACAATAGCACAAGACAAGATGATTTATTTTACAAACCCCAAAAATGGGTTAATTCTTGTGTTGCCTTTATATGTCTGTGTAGCCCTAAAAAATCTCTCTCTTGCATCAAAGTATGCCTCATCATCTGCAAGCTTGTAGTCTGGCTCTTCCACAATCTCAGTCTTGTTTACTTGTGTATTAGATTTTGTAAACTGTCCAGATGGACTTGTCTTTACAGGTGGTATGTTTGATTCCTCCTTCTTGTCCTCAGTCTTAGTCTCCTCTTTTGTGGTAAAAAGCTCTGCCCATGTTTTGTTTGCTTCAGCAAAGATATCATCTACTGACCTCTGTATCCCCTTGTCATCTATGCGTGGAATCCCCCTTAACACAGCATCATAAGCCTTTAGCTGTGTATCTGTTAGGTCTTTAGTGGATTGCTCATAGAGCTTTACTGCCTTTGTGTAAAGCTCTGCTGTCTTAGCCCCAGCTTGTGCTGCAATCTGCTCAAGCTGTTTTGGGTCAACCTGTGGTTGCTCTGGTTTTGTGTCTTCACTCATATCCTATGCCTCCATGTTTTTACTAGGTAGTAATCTATTAGGGGTTTGTCCCTGTAATGTTTGCAATAGCTGTTGAGGATTGACTGGCTGCCCCACCCCAGGTACATTAGGCACTCCAGGCTGCTCTTGTCCCTGCTCTATGGGTTGATTACCCAGAGTCTGAGCTAACAGTGCCATATTGATTAGCTCATCAGGGGCTTCATCAAGGTCATCAAAGAGATTCTTTACAACCTTTGTCCAGTCTATAGCATTAGCAAGCTGAGGGATGTTACCAACAATATTAAGCAGCTGCATATACCTCTGGAAAGCACCTGCTCTTCTGATGCGTCCTGATATACCAGTAGCTGTTATCTTTGCCTGCTTAAACTCATTTATCCTGTCTGTAAAAGACATACTCTTGA